TAGTTAAATCCCCATTACCAGGAAAAATCTCAGAGATTTGTGTAAAAGAAGGGGATTTTATATTTAAAGGAGACATCCTATTTATTTTAGATAGCATGAAAATGCTTAATGAAATTGTTTCTGGAGAAGATGGAATTATTGCAAAAGTTCCAGAAAGGGAAAGTGATTTTGTAAAAACCGATCAGGTTATAATAGAAATAGAATCAAAATAAAAAAAATGAAAACAAAAGGAGATTATTTTTGGAGTGCTAAAAAAGATGCTGATGATTCAGGATCAAAGACAACACCTATTAAAACC